TCCTTGAGGGCCTGGAGGGCCTTGGCTTAATTCTACTTCAACAACATTTACACTTGGTTGAACTATTGTAGTTGTCTGTCCTTCTGAGTTTTGGATAATTACAGTTGTATTATCGCTTCCAAGGATTACTGAGTTAGCTGTACTCATTAGAAACTACCTAAAGTTACATTTTTACTTAGTTTGACTTTACCTTCTAATAATCTAGTTACAACATAGCAGTTACCACTTCCTGATGAGATTTCAAGGTCATAAGATGCTAAATCAAAATCTAACAGAGAGGAAGAAATAGCTGAAATATATATTCCTATAGTTCCTGAAGTGGGTGGGTTAGTGCCTCCTGATCCACTTAGGTTTAAGCCGGTACCGCAAGGATCTAAACTACTAGATAAAGTAAGGTATAGGGTATTTGACCCTGGGGAGGGTCTAAGTTGCATTCGGGCTTGATATCCTGTTAAGTCTATAGGGTCTCCATTAGTATCTTTATAAGATATCTCAAAATCTACTGTAGCTCCTTGCTCTATAGTAAAAGAATATTTTCCGGCTGCCATGATGATAAATATTAAGGATTTATTAAATTTTCAGCATAATAATTTCTTAAATCTTCAACAATTTCATTTCTATGGTTAGAAGTTAATGTTATAGCTTCAAGATGTTTTATTTTTTTAGAAGCTGTATATAAAAATTTAAACCCAGAATCACCTTTCTTTTTTAAGTCTATTTGATAAGTATCACCACAAATAATCATTTTAGAACGTAAACCTAAACGAGTTACAATCATCTCCATTTGTTCATGGGTGACATTTTGTGCTTCATCTACAATAACACATGAATCAACAAATGTTCTACCTCTCATAAAAGAAACAGGTACAATTTCTATTTTACCATCAGCTATAAGTTTTTCAACTTTTTCTTTATCATATAAGATAAATAGATTTTGGTATATAGGTTGGACCCAGGGATCCATTTTTTCACGAAGATCTCCAGGTAAAAATCCAATTTCTTCTTTGGACACTGTGGGTCGTGTAATGATTATTTTTTCATAAATTTTACGTAATAATCCGTCAAGAGCAACTTGACAAGCTAACAATGTCTTACCAGAACCAGCTTGACCAGCTAATAATGTTATAGTATTATCTAATATTTTTTGTTTAGCTTCTTTTTGTTCTTCGTTTAAATTAACTCTAAATTTAATCGGATTTTTAACTACTTTTTTTTCTCTAAAAATTTCTTCAGCTTCGGGAGTATTATTAAAATGAGTCATAGAACATAAGTTTTTTTATTTATAAATATTAGAAAAAAAAGACCCGAAGCTTAGCTTCAGGTCCTTTCTAATTAATTTACTAACTTACTCGATTAGAGGGTGTTCAAACCGTGTAAGTAAACCTTACCGTAGTATTCTGGTCTCAACATCTTCTTAGCATAACGAGTCAAGAGACCTTTTCTTGGTGTGAAGGTATCTGGATCGTATACAAGAGGAGTCATGATCAATGGAATGTATGGTGAGAAGGTAGCACCAGTTTCGAGGAACTGAGAACCTCTATAACCCATCAAGATGACATTTTCAGTCATGTATGGGTTCTTGTAAACCTCATATCTATTGTTTAACTGACCAATTTTCTGAACACCAAACGCATACTTCATCTTAGCTGAATCACCATCTGTGTTAGCTGCGAATCCTGGGATTGATTCAAGGATTGTAGCTGCAGTTGGAGACAATACTAAGAAATTAGCGCCACCTCTTAGAGTTAACTGGTGAATCTTGTTACTAACTTTTTGTAGTTTAGTACCAAGAGTCTGGAACCATTGACCTTGGGTGTTGAAGAAACCTAAAGTAGCTGCTGTTGGAGCAGTAGTTGCTGTTGGAGCATAGTTGTTAATTGCTGACCAGTATTCAACTGTTAGAGCATTTTCAATCAACATACCTAGGATTTCAAGGTCAATTTCCATTGAGATGTATTCACTCATGATGCTTGTCAATTCAGCTTCAGCATCAATGCTGTGGTAAGCGTTCAAGTCTTGAGCAAATTCAGGTGTCCAAACAGCTTTTAGTTTTCTTGTTTTAGCGACAATCGCTTCAGATTTCATCTTAACGTTGATTTCTGGGATGTCGATTGGGTTGTTGTAGGTGTTTATGGCTGTGTTACCATCTTCAAAATCACCTCTGTATTGGGCTGTTGGTTGTTGGATGTAGATAATATCAGCATCATTATCAGCAGCATCTACAACTTGGCCTTGATTAATGAATAATACAAAAACAGCATTTGTATCATCATAATAGTTAAACTGTGGGAGGTTATTACTAATAGTGTAAGCATCACCTTCAATTTCAGTTATAACAAATCCTCTAGCACCAACAGTATCAGGATTAGTTAGAACTGAAGCTGAGACTGAAACTTTAGCGATGTATCTTAAAGCTACTGAAGCAGATAGGTCAGAATCATATCCAACTTCCGCCCAAGAAGCTGAGGTTACAGCTACAACAGCTTCAAGAGATTGAGTGACATTATTTGAATAAGTCCATCTACCAGCACCGTAAAGACCATTAGTTGGAGCAGAAGTTGTATCAGTAACACCATACATAGAAGAGTTACCAAACACTGGGCTGCCTGTTGGGAATTTACCACCCTGTCCTTCAATAGCTCCACCACCTCCATATTGGAAGTCAAGGAAGAAAACTAGACCAGAAGGAAGGTTCATAGGTTGAACACTAACAAAGTCTTTGGCAGCGATTTGACCAAATACCTTTCTTACAAGTGGAAGAGCAATACCAGCCCATTGTTCACCAGTACCACCAGCAAAAGCAGCTGAAGAACCAGCACCCCCACCAGTTTGGGAAGATTCAACAACAAGTTGTTTAGCTTGGTTTTCAAGAATGAGAGCCATATTATTTCTTTCGGTCTCAGAGCTTAAACCTTCTAACAAACCTGTTTTTTCCCATTTTGAAGCTAATCTAGCAGCGTCGCTTTGAACGACTCTCCACTGGTTAGCACTTTCTAAAAGAGAGTTTAAGTTTGACATTTTGTTTTTTAATTAATTTTTTTTAAGTTAAACATTATAAAATTCCAGCCAATTTTTGGAACCTTTGAACCATTTGATCCGATTCAACAATTGGCTGCTTTGGAGCTACACCTGCTGGTTTTGAAGCCATACCTAATGATTCTTTAATTGAAGATTTTGTAGTTGTTTTACTAACTAATCCTTCATTTAAAGTTTCATAGATAATTTTGGTTTCTCTTACAGAGGTAGCTTTATCAAAGGCAGATAAAACCTTTACTTTTTGACTTTCGGTCAAATTTTTATTTCTAAAGATCTTATTGACGTAAAGAAGTTTGGAGTTAAGAAGATTAACTTCGTTAAGTTCTTTTTTAAGGATTTTAATAGCTTTAAGAGCCTCAGCTAATTCAACAGACTCTTCCATTTTGCGAGTCCCCATTAAGCCTGAGGGGTCAGATTGGATAAATGAGTTTAGTTCTTTTCCTCTTACTATTTTAGAAAGGGCTTGATAGAATTTAGCCATTTGAGACCCATCATAATCTTTTGAAAATTCTTTTCTAAGTAAATCTAAAAGATCATTATAAGCTTCTTTATCAGTTATAGCATTTGCTACTAATTTAGGATCTTGTTTAGCTAACCAAGTTTTAACTATTTCGCCTTCGTTACCAACAGCTACTTTAATTTTAGAAATAAGATCTTTTAAACCTTCTTCAATTTCTTCTTCAGCTTCTATGTCTCCCATATCCGTTTCATCTCCTTCTTCTTCCTCTTCACTAGAGAACTCAACAGGATCACCTCCAGCTTCTAATTCACCAGATTTAATCATGTCTTCAATAACGTCTTCAATAAGAGCTTTTAGCTCATCTTCGTCCATTTCGTCAAGGTTGATTTCTTCTTCTAAGAAACCTAATGGTTCACCTTCAGGAGTATTAGCTCCTATATTACCATGAGGTTCAGAAGTTTCTTCTTCTAAATCTTCACCTTCTTCGAGTTCTAACTCAGCTAAGATTTCTTCGAGGTCAAATTCCTCATCAATTTCTTCGGCTTCATTAGTATCATCCATACCATAGCCTTCCTCCATTTCTTCTTTTTCTTTGTTAACTTTATCAGCTTCAGCTAAATCATCATCTTCTTCTTCTTCAGCTAAAATTTGAGCAGCTAACATAGATTTGATTTGTGGAGTGAAAGCTTCTTCAAGAGCAGCTTTAGCATTAGCTATAGCAGTCTCTTTAACAGCCTTCGCATCAGCGATAGCCTCTTTCAGCAAATCTCTGTTTGTTGACATTTTGTTCCTAAAATTTTTTAATTAAGAAAATACGCTTATTTAGAAAAGCGTAATAGGGATTAATAAAATTGATGCTACATAAAGTAGATTGGTAGCATATTATGTTGATACATATAACAGGAAAAGTCAAAACATGACTTTCTTAAAAATTTATTGGACATTGTCCATTATTACAGAGTATTTCTGTAATGATTTCATTTATTTTTGAATAATTAACACTGGTTAAATTCAAACTCTCATTAATAGGATGAACATAAGCGCCAGGTGTTGAAGGTGTTGAGACAAAGTCCCAACATAAAAGTTCAAAATCATCTTGAACTTCTTGTGTTTCTCCTATAGGTTTTAAACTACCCATACCTCTTGATGAAACACCAACAGTAATACCATTTTTAAATAATTGGGTTAAGATATTACCTGAAGGAGTAGGTAGTATTTCTATTTTACCCATAACATCATTCCCATCCCACCATACATCTTTAATATTGTGAGAAACATTTTTTAAATTTATTATTTGAGAATCTGGGTGGTCTAATTCTCCTAAGGCTCTGTTTTCTTTAATAGGGCCATCCTTATAACGCTCAATTTCTCTTTCTAAAATTTCTTTAGGGTAACGTCTTCCGTTACCGTTTTTAGTTTCTGCTGTTTGGAGTCTTCCTTCAACCATAAGATTTCCTCCTACAACTTTAGCTTCACTAAGTTGTTGAGGAGAAAGATAAAAAAGTTGAGTGTCTACAAGGACTTGTTTCATTAATAATCGTAATCAGATTCGTCAATAGTATCATCAACTTCTTCTACAGTTCCTTTGAGTTTATCATATTTTTTCTCAAGTTGAACTTTAGCTCTTTCAAGAAGTTTAACTTCTTTTTTTATTTCCGCTTGTCTTTTTTTATCAACAAATTCTTTGACATCATCTCTTTCAAAGATGGTCATGGTTTCATAACATTTTTTAATTTTACCTTCTAAAAAGCCAATTTTAGCTTCTAAAGCTGCTACTTCACCAATTTTATCTGCTTCTTTAAGATCTTCTTGAGCTCCTTCTCTTAATAAGTCTACAAGTTTCATATTTTTATTTTCTTTTAAGTTTCCGTATCCAGATGATTTATATTTACCTTTAGTCTCTTTAGGTTCTCCTAAACCAGGTGCTTCTTTAGTATATCCTAAACCTTTAACACCAAAAGCGGCATTTTCTAAATAGAATAAAGAATTTTTATCTAAATTTTTCTTTACCTTTTCAGTTGCTTTTTCTAAAGTAAGTTCAGGATCCTGTTCAATTTCAAATCTAATACCATTTAAGACTTGATCAAAGATTTGATTATCTAAATTTTTCTTATCAGTATAATCATAATTTTTAGCTAAATCCTCTTCTACTTCTTTAGAAGTTTTCTTAACTTCAGCTTTAGTTTCTTCTTCTTTTAAGAATTTATCAAAAGTAGAAAATGGATTTAACCCTGAAGAAGGGATTAGGGGGAATATATTCTCTACTATGATATTTTTATTTTTAAGTAGAGTAGAAGTTTGATCAAACCCAGCTGAGTTTGGGATAATATTTGGAAATAAATGTTTTGCTTCTTTTACAAATACGTCTTTATGTCCTTTTCCTTCTTTAATTAAGTTATATTGAGTTTGAAGTGCCTTCATATTAATAAATATTAATCATCATAAGTAGATCCCCAAAGGTCTCTATAATCATATACTTTAGAACTTTTAGCTAATTTTTTTCTATTAACTGGTTTAAAGCCTAATTTAGAATATTCAGTATCTTTAAAAGATAAAGGTTTTCTAGCTATAAAATATTTAGAAAGATACCCACCAGCTCCACCAGTTGAAGAAATTTCTTGCAAGTGATTCTTAATGAATTCTTTTAAGTTCCTCTGTGAGCTCATAATATTGGAGTAAGTTTACTAAATCATCATTTTTAACCCGAGCTGTTTTATCTACTTCATGAATAAGAGATAAAATTTCATTTAATTTAATTTTAACAGCAGGGTTAGTTATTTTAGGGAGAGAATTTTTTAGTGAAGTTTTTACTTCATTAATTTTTTGGTTATAAAATTCTCTTAATTTAGGAGCGTTATCAATAGAATTAATAAATTCTTTTAAAATATCTTTTTGGGAATCATTTAAATTAGCATACTTGCCATTAAATTTCTCTAACATTACCTTATAGGTAAGTACTCTTAAATCTTTATCATACTTTCTAAACTCTTCTAATAAATCTTCTTTAACTTTAGTTTTGTTAACTTGAGTTTGAGTAAGACTTTCTAATATAGTTAGCTTATTATCTATTATTTGGTTAGTCTCAGAAATTTTGTCTGAGTTATAAATTTCTAGGAGGGTATAAAAAGCAGCATATTCCTTATAGTTAGATACTTTATGATTAAAGAATTCCTCTAAATCATAATGGTTTTTTATTTCTTTAATAAGGTTATATTTTTCTCTTTTTAACTTAGATCTGTTTAATTTTTTAGAAGCTTCTAATACAGTGTTAATTACTATATTAGCTTTAACTTCAGTTATATTTTTTTGTTTAAATAAAGTCTCATATAGTTTATATTCTTTTCCTAATTCAGTTTTAGCAAAAGTTTTTTTTAAAATCTCTATAGAAGGGGAAGATTTCCCAGACAAAGTATCAGCTGTGATTTGTCTAATCAATAGCTCAAACAGGAGACCTGTGTTTTTTATTTTAGAATGTTTGATCCCCATTTAATCATAGGTTTTTTATAAATATTATAGAAATATTATTCTTTAATTTGATCTTCATCAAGAAGTGATTCTTTTTGTTTATCACTCTCAAATACTAATTGTTTTCTATTAACTGGTAAATCTTTTAAAGAATTTTTGTTTTTATGATATATGGCTTTAGCTTCTAAAGCTAAAGGAGAACCACCTTTATAATTAGGTCTTATTGAATCAGATTCATTTTTATCTTGGTCTTTCATTCTAAGAACACCTAACCTATCTTTACCAAAAGCATCTTGTTGAGTGCCTATTCTTGAAGCTTTTTCTTTTGGCCTTCCTAACTCAGCTTTTTCATTATACCCAGCAGGTACTTCGTTATTTGTGTAATATCTACCCTGACCATATAGAGTGGCTAAATCATGAGGTGTGCCATAAGATTTACCAGATTCTAACGGATCATTACCTTCATTTTCAATCTGGTTTAGTCTAAATTTACGTTTAACATCTTCTCTAACTAAGTCTCTATATTCAACATATTCATCTTCACTAAAGTGGAACAAATGATCATATACCCAATCAGATGGAAGAAGTTTGTTATCTAAAATAGTATTAGCTAAATCAACTTTTTCTTTTAATAAAGCTACTCTTTCTTGATCATATATAATTGAAGGTGTTGTTAAGCCTAATTCAAAATTAGTTAAACTTTCACCATCATACCCCTGAGTGTATAGATGGACTATAGCTATCTTATATAATTCTGATAAGATAATTCTTTGGATTCTATCTATAGTACGAGCGAATCTAATATCTTGAGCTGCTAAGGTAGCTTTACCTTCTGTTGTCTCATCATATCCCATAAAAGCTTTTGGAATCTTAAGGGCAGCGAATAATTTGTCTCTTAAATAAATAACGTCTGTTATACCATCATATTGAAGGCCAGCTAAGGTATCTATTTTAGTGTTTGAATCACCTCCTCTTACAGGTATAAAGAAATCTTCAAGCATGTTTTGCATGTTGAATTTTAAATTATAGTCACCTGTTGTTTGATCAATATAAGGAGTACGTTTCATTTTAGAGATGGTCTTTTGCATAAATCCATCTACTTCAGCAGGATTAATATTACCTATATTAATATAGAATATACGCTTTTCAGGTGCTCTTACAATTCTATGAACCAACATGGCGTCTTCCATAAGAGTATATTGCTTAAATAATTTACGAGCAGGTTCAATGTAGCTTCTACCATAAGGTAAATAGCTCACATCAGATAATAGTCTAAAATGGGCAATTTCATAGTTATCAAATATGACCATATTAGCCCCAGTTGATGTAGAGCTGTTTGGGCTAATTAAACCCCCATAATATCCTCCTAAGCTACCACCTCCACTTAAACCATCAGGATCAAATCTAAATTGAACTTTATCTCTATTATTTTTATCAAATCCCTCTTCTCTTATAATGTTATAAGCGGTATAGGGTATCACATTATATACACCAAATTTTTCAGCAATTTCTAATTTAAGGAAAAAGTCACCATATTTACACATTTGGCGAGTCCACATCCATAAATTAAATTCTATATTTAGAATATCATAAAATAAATTATATAAAATTCTTTGAATTTTTTCATCACTACTCTTAATAGTTAGTACCTCACCCATCTCATTTTTAAGAGAACATTCATCTGCTAATATATCTAGAGCTGAAGCTACAATAGCGTCAGTGTCCATAGCTTCATAATCAGAATATAACTGGACTCTTAATGTTTGGTAATTAAGGCCTGGGTTATATATAGGAGAAGCATTAGTAGTGTGAAGGCGGGTGTACCTATCATATAAGGAATTAGTATTGATTTGACCTGCAACTTGTGTTTGGTTAAAATCAAGGACATTTAAAGAATTTCCTCCAGTATTACGAATAATAACATCAGTAGAGAATAATCTTTTTAGTCTTGTAAATACGCTTGTATCAGCCATTGTATATTAATATATGAATAAATATTAAAAAATCCACCTAAAATCTTCAGTTCCTCCTTTTCCATTGTTTATAGCGTATGGGTTGTCACGGCCTGTAGCAAAATAGGCTCCTTGATATGGAGTTTGAGTTTTGGTTAAGGCATTTAATGCTGCTATTGACATATCTAAACCATGCTGTCTAAATTTAAGAGCAGTATCTCTAACATATAACCCAATACCAAAACTCATTATTAAATCATCATTATAACCAGTTTGAGCTTCAGCTCTACCATTTTTCCAAATAAATGTTCTCATTTCTTGGAGTAACCTTTTAGATTGAACAGTTACACTTTTATCAGAAACATATTCTTGAAATTTACCTATAATCATAGGTCTTGTTCTCATAGACATAGTGAAACCAGGAACTTGAGATTGGTTATTTTCATAATTTCTCATATAAGTTTCAGCTGTTACCTCTTGAGACTTAGGAGAGTAATATAAATTTCTATACTCTCTTTCTATAACGACTTGAATTGTAGACCAACCAATATTAGCATTTTCAATTACTAATAAAGCATTATTATATTCTGTAGCTATGCCTACTAATAAATGACCAAATTCTTTAGTACCTATTTGACCTTTATATTCTCCAATTTGAACATTTGATTCAATGTCAAAAATATGAAAAGCAGAATAGTCCTTACCATCACCTCGAGCTACGTCAGCTGTTACCATATAAGATCTTGAATAGTCTACAGGTTCCCAAATCCATAAATTTTTATCAGCTCCTCTTTTTTCAATAGGTTCTTTGATAGTTGTCTGTTCTATAAATTCTAAATACTCAGGATAAAAAACAATATCTCCTGAAGTATTGAAGTCACAGTCACATTCTTGGGCGGCAAATCGGGGATTACCTAATAGTTCATCTTGTCTATCTCTCCAAGATTGATCACGTTCAGGATGAACATACCAAGGTAATCTTATAGGTAAAAATTCATTTTCATTAGCTTCAGCCTTAGTCCATGTTCTGTGAAACCAGTTTCCAGTACCATAAGGAGTAGATAAAGCTACACATCCACCTCCAGTTGCTAAGGTTTGTTGGGCTGAAGCCCAAATCTCATCAATTTGTTCAATAAAAGCAGCCTCATCAATTATTAGAAAAGAAACCGCTTCAGATCTACCAGCATCACCTGACGCCGCTACCGCTTTTATTTGAGATCCATTTTCTAATCTTAAAGATAATCGATTATTTTCAATAGCATTAACTTTAAGCCAGCTAGGTAAATTATCATACATAAAACGTACTTTAGTAACCATATTCTTAGCGGTTTCTTGCTTAGTAGCTATACAAAGTACATTTTTATCTTTATGAAAGGTCATTAACCAAAGAGAATATCCCGCGGTTAAGGTTGATATACCTAACTGGCGGGATTTATTAATAATAGTATAATTATTATCTCTAACTAAATGTAAAACTTTTTCTTGAAATGGGTATAAATGAAAACTAACTCTACCTCTTTGAGGATGTTGAATCATACAATACTTTTTCATAAAATGTGCGGGATCTTGGGCACATTTAAGATATTCTTCTCTGATTATCTTTTTTAAATCACTCATTTTTTATTACTAAAATTGATAATCCTATTGAAAATAATGATAAAACTCCAACAGATCTTCTACAAGTTTTTAAATTATCTTGAGTATTTTTTAAATCAATTAAAAGAGTTTTATTTTGAGCTTCTAAACTAACTCGAGAAGCATTACAACTATCTAAAGTTGATTTGTAGGCTTTTATCTCTTCATCTCTTCTTGAGATTATAAAATCTCTGTAAAAAATAATCTCATTAAGTTCAGTAGTGTCTTGTTTTAAAGACTCTACTTCTTTATTAAGAAAATCATATAAAGTTAATTCAATAACAGCTAATTCAACATATTTTCTAGGAACGCAAATTAAGGAATCTTTAGTGGTATCGGTCTGTGAGAAACTTAACAAGCTCATCATTAGACATATTATCAATAGCAGCAATTGTTTCATTATATTGTTTTCTTAATTTGTTTAATTCTTTATTACGAGCTGAGATTGAGTTTCTAAGACTGTCTGATTTAAATTCTGCTACAATTATTTCTTTTTCAAGACTATCACGTAATAGGTTTAAAGAATCAAGCTCGTTTTGATATTTTCTATTATTCTCATTTACTAAAACACTACAATCAATACAATCTTTATGGGTTAGGTCTATGTACATATAACAACCTAAG